ACTGAAGCAGAGCGAGTCCGCCGTGCTGCATCGTGGCGTGGCACTCAATACCATACCATCGTGGAGCACTATCTAAACAATGAATTGGAAAAAGTTAAAGAGAGCAAGGGTCTTCCCCAGTACCTTTTCAGGGCTGCTCGTGCGACTCTTGATCGTATATCTAACATTCATTGTATTGAAGCCCCTCTTCATAGTCTTAAGTTGGGGATTGCTGGTCGTGTTGATTGCATTGCTGAGTTTGATAACTCTCTAGCGATCATTGACTTTAAGACTACAACCAGACTCAAGACTGATGCACTTCTTGAGAAATACTTTGTCCAAGAAGCAGCGTATGCCTACATGTATTACGAAATGACTGGCGTAGAAGTAGACAAACTTGTCACTCTATCAGTATCGGAGAAAGGCGACATCCAAGTCGTCGAAAAGTATGATAAGATACCCTACATGGATACACTCATCAAGTGGATCCAAGAATACCGCTACTATGTGGAGGGTATTAAATGAAAGAGATTGAAGAAAAGTTTATGACACAAGGTAAGTTTACCTCTCTTGTTGAGTCACGAGTTAAAGACAGTCAAGGTCTTATTAACTACATAGAAGCAGTCACATCGATCTGCGAGGAGTTTGAGATTGAAGTTGAAACTGTCAGTAAACTGATCTCCAAACCTCTGAAGGATAAGATCAAGTGGGACGCACAACAACTTAATTACATTAAACGAACGAGCAGAGGAATCCTGCCACTATGACTAACGAATTTTTTAAGAGCGACGTAGTAAGAGACGAGATAGAAGAAATCCAAGAGACATATACAGAGTTGCTGAAGATGTCAGCAGGTCTCGAAGACTTCGATCCCCAACAACGTCTAGAGCATGTTGAGAAGACATTGGAATTGATTGCCAAGCAGAAAGTATTTTACTCTCGCTTGGCATTGGCATCTCATGGTGTCAATCCCGATGATCCTGAGGATCAGGAGGCAAAGTTTGTCAAGAATCGTATCGATCTCTTGTCCCAGCAGTACTCTGGTGGGATGAATCTAATGATGATTCTGCAGACCATGGAGGATAAACTGCAAGGATGGAGGAGGGAGTTGAAAGATGCCAAATCCTGATGCACTATGGGAGGACATGCAGAAACTCGATGACCTCTACGAGGAGTTGATGTGGGACCCTGACGACGAGTTACAATTCACTCACGATGGTGAGAAGGTCCTGATCATAAACCGCACACAGGCGGTTGACAAACGCTAAATACTATGCCACTATAATACGGTGGCAAATACAAAACACACAACCACAACGGAGAAACACATGTCTTTTGCAAGTCTCAAGAAGAAGTCTGGGTCCTTTGATAAACTGACTCAGCAGATTGAGAAGATGTCCAAACCACAGGGCGCTGGTCCCGACGAGCGACTCTGGAAACCTGGGGTGGACAAGAGCGGTAACGGTTATGCCGTGATCCGTTTCCTTCCTGAGCCCGAAGGTGAGGACCTTCCCTGGGCACAGGTGTGGAGCCACGCTTTCCAAGGTCCTGGCGGATGGTATATTGAAAACTCCCTCACCACTCTGGGTCAGAAAGATCCTGTCGGTGAGTTGAATCGCACTCTTTGGAATAGCGGTCTTGATTCTGACAAAGAGATTGCTCGTAAGCAGAAGCGTAAGCTCTCTTACTACAGCAACATCTATGTCGTCAAGGATCAACTGAATCCTCAGAATGAAGGAAAGGTCTTCCTCTACAAGTATGGCAAGAAGATCCACGACAAGATCGTGTCTTCCATGCAACCTCAGTTTGAGGATGAAGAGCCTATCAACCCCTTTGATCTCTGGTCTGGTGCGGACTTCCGTATCAAGATCCAAACCATTGGTGGTTACTGGAATTATGATAAGTCTGATTTCGCAGCACCCAGCACTCTGGGTGGTTTCGATGATGAGAAACTGGAAGCACTGTGGAAGTCTCAGTATTCCCTCAAGGAATTCACTGACCCTTCTGCCTTCAAGTCTTATGAGAAACTGGAAGAGCGTCTGAATCTGGTCCTTAACAAGGGTCGTACTCAGGTCCGCACTCGCGATGAGCAAGATGAAGCAGTCTTTGACTCCCCTGTTGGTGGATTCAATGACCGTGACATCACGCCAGTTGCACCAGTGTCACAACCCGACACCACACCCAGTGGATTCGGTGCTAAGATTGAAGAGTTAAACAAAGCAGACGACGGTCCTGACCTGGACTACTTCGCTGCCCTCGCTAACGACGACTAATGAAACTACTTGCCCTTGCCCCTCTGCTGCTACTGTCTGCGGCACCTGCCAATGCACTTACCTGGAAGGAATTCTGGGAGCCGTTTGATGGGCATGGGCATTCCCACTCGCACCACTACCATCATTACTATGAAGCACCTCCTAGGAGGCGCATGTGTGAGGTGCAAGTGACCAGACGTAAGTGGGTCCCTGGCTTCTGGTTAGGGCACCACGAATACGTTGAAGGTTACTGGGAGAAACAGACACGACTTAAGTGGAGACCCTGCAGACACTAGACCCATATATTATTTCACTTTTCGTTCACAGGAAGGTCGAAAAAAAATTCGGGGTATTTTTTGGTCCCAGGGGTTTTTCGGTATTTTACTATGACACACTACAAACCTTATTCGCCTGAATGGCACAGATACCGTTATTTGGCAGAAGCCTTATATAAGTATCTGGACGACTATGTTGAAAATGACGTAATCGTTGAAGATATCCAAAGTATCCTCAATGAGCGATCTGAGGCATCTTATGCTGATTTCAACAGAGTCTCTGAATTAGAGTCAAAACTGCGTAAATGATCTATGCTCTCAACCGCTTATCGACTCCGCTTGGAGTCTATTTGCAGATGCATTGCAAATAAAGAATCTGTCCCTATTGAGGATATGATCTGGGCAGAGAAACTTGCCAAAAGGCACACACTCGCCCGTGACTGGTTAAAACAAGCACGTCGTCAAGCGTCTCAAAACATTGAGGAGGGCAGTATGGAAGATTTTATGAATAGGATGGGTCTCGGAGACCCTGATCCATCCAATCATAGGACTACATTCGACGGTGCAGACGATATCAACGATTGGTTTAGGAGGGACAAACCCGATGACTGGCGTCAGCGTGACTAAGATGAATATCGCCAAAAACCTTCTAAGGGAGGTGGCAAAATTGTTAAACAGTAAGGTAAAACATTATACAGTGGTCGATAGGACCACAGAGCACAAAAAGTTTGTTATTGAGTACAATCATTCAGAGAAGAAATGATTCCACAAACAGCAGTAATTTATAGTAATGGATCACAAGAATGTGAAAGAGCAGCACAACTGCTCAAATCACTAGAAGGCGAATTTCTCGAATATCGCCTAAATCAGCATTTTGACCAAAGAGCATTTGAAAACGAATTCGGACCAGAAGCAGAATACCCACAAATCGCGCTAGGAGCGCAACATGTGGGTAATTTGAAAGAATTGCTACATCTAGCAAAACAGAGAGGACTGATTTAGTATCCTCCTCCACCACCACCATAGGTGGACCCTCCTTGGAAGGTGCCACCGCTAGATCCTCCACTACCAGAGGTCTGACCAGTAGAAGATCCAGCAGATCCATATTGGTTAATCTCTGTTTCAGTGGTGGTGCCAGCAGTCTCAGTAGTAGCGGAAGTATTGCCTGTTGTGACTGCAACGGTGCTACCATCAGCAAGCACATCACCTTGAGAAATAGTAGGATCGGAAGATCCGAAACTTCTTGAGGTGTATTCTGCTGTAGCAGCAAATTGGATAGAGGGTGTTTGACCCACCAGAGTCTGATATGTGGGTTTAACGCTAGTAAATGCCTCTTCCACTGTATCGACGCTCTTCTTGAGACCTGTAAGAGGATCAACTTCGTTAGAAGGTAGATATTCAACCAAATTCTCAAACTCCTCAATGAAAGAATTCAAGAATTGAGGTTTTAAGACGTGAATGCCTCTCTTATAGTCATTTAGACCAGATTCGTAGTCGTAGTTAGACATGGGTCTAACCAATTCCGCTTTAGGGACCATTGTGCCATCAGGTCTTGCATATTGAAAGTCTTCAGGGACTTGAATATCAGCTCTCAGTTGAATATCACCCCTAGTACTTCTAACTTCTTGCGTTACCCAGTGATGGATGCCTTCAACCTCATCCTTTCCATACTTACGCACCATGTAGTTATAGAGCTCTTGCTCTGTCATTGGCCATTCATCATATACATTGATGATGTTGTTGACCAGCAAGACTACCCAGTCATAGTTAACATTACCATAGACCTTTTCAGCGACCTGATCAGGTCTTTCGTTATTTTGGATGGTATATTTCTCAAATCCAAGAATAACATCACTCAGATCGTCTCTAATTTTGATACGACGAAAGAGATTCTTCGCTAAAACATAGGGATCGTTAGTCCCTGTGCGATAACTCTTTGTCCTGACGAATACGTCTGGTAA